ATACGCCATGGTAACGCTGTGGCTTGTCACGTGTGCCATTCAGGATCAGTCGGGTATGATCGGCAACCGATTCACTCCAGCTGTTATACTTACGAAACTGAGCTTGGGTCGTGTAGGGCGTCTGCCCCCGGTATTCGGTTGTCTGCATGGTGACGCTTCCCGCGGGACCCGTTCCTTTGATGCCAAACAGATTGTTCGCTTTTTGCGTTAGACCGCTCAATCCCCAATTGCATTCCAGGATTGCCTGAGCAAGCGTAAGCGAAGCAGGCACCCCGTACTGACGCATGTCCTGAGTGGCTATAGGTGCCAGCTTGGCTATAAATTCAGAGGGTTTCATCCTTTTTCTCCTCCTTTCGTACGGTTTGCTTGTCCCCTTCTTCGGATTTGATCTGGAATACCTGTACCACATTACGCAGGGACTGGGGGATCGGTACCCCCATTCTTCCTACGTTCTCAATAATAGACAGCAGCTCATTCGCGAGGTAGAAAAAGATCACGGTATTCTGAAAATAATTCATCTCCCCCAGCACCCGGTCCACCAGATGCATCAGGGCGATGATGAGGAAAATGGTTATTTTGCGTGCAATCCCAGTATAACCAATGCGGCTGCGCAGCTCGCCGTTCATCCAGGCCGCGCTCCATCCGGTCAACCAATCGATCACCACGAACCACAACAACAGATGCAGCGGCAGCGACCATCCGCCCCAGACGTACCCGGTCACGGCCCCCGTCCCCGCCACCAGCATCTTAAACAGCTGACCGATGTGCTCATACATAATTGTTCCTCCTTTATATGATTTTTAAGATGTGAAAAAGCCCTCGGGGATCCGAGGGCTTGGGTTGCTGATATTCATAGTTTGCTCCAGAATAGTGGAGTTAGTTAGTCTTAGTTGCTCATAAGGACATAAACCGCTTGGGCTGTACGCCACTTCGTATGCGGATCATGCTTCCGATCGCTGTTGCCCACAGATTTTCCTGAACATTATATATAAGGTTAAAATCCGTGGACAAAGAGGCGACCGCTCCGCTTCTCCAGCATGATTCCGCCTTCTCCGTTGAAGCTTCTTAGGTTGTAGTAGATTCAATGAAGGCGTTTAGTATGACTCACCAGTGATGGCTTCGTATTCTTCTGAAGTGATCACGCCAAACTCAACGTATTGTCTCAATTGAGGCTTTTGCGCCCATTTCTTCTCATAGTAGTACTTCAGACGTTCAAAATCGTTTTCGAACATCGTCTTCCTCTCCTTTCGATCAGTTATTTTCAAGTGACAGCAACCGTAATTCAAGCCCAACAATTTGGGCTCCCTGTGCCTCATTCTGCTGGCGAAGCTCCAATGCCTCGAGTTCCCTTGTTACCATCTCGATGCCCAACCGGTCTAATTCATTGAGTTCCACAGGTTGCGGTCTTGTCAGCTCCTCGATTTCTTCAGGGGTTAACCCTTCGATCCAGAAGTCTGGCATCAAGATAGATTCCATTATTGGCGCCACACCAAGCTCATCCTCCGAAAGAGCTTGCCACTTTGAGAATGCTTCTTGATATGAATCCTGCGCTTCGCTTACAGCCTCCTGATATGCACTCCATGCTGCGAAATCAAAACGCGGTTGGTAAAGACCAGGAGTTACCGGGATACCCACAATGTAGCCAGAAATATTGATTTCAGATTCACTTAGTGATTCATCATCTGATTGTGTACCGTCTCCGATTGTGGTTAAAACATCTGATATTCCGAGTTTCGAGTCGGAATAAAAAGGGACGACACCAGTAAAGGTATCGTCCACTAGCGCGTCCTCTAAATAGAGACCGTCTGCATTTACTTTAGGTACGGCTTTCATATGATACCTCCTTTAATTTCCAGCGTAAAAACTTACCGAATCCCAATTAACCCAGGTATTCCCCGGTAAGTAGGATACAACCACTGTCCCATCGATATTGATCATAATATATCCAGTGGTTACAGGTGATGTTCCCGAATATACTGATACAAGATAGTAACTATAAACAGATGGACGCATCCCTACCGGCAGAGTAAAAAGTAACGTTCCCGTTGCAACTGTACCGGAAGAGATCCGACCACGAAATCTCACATTTCCAACACTGTCTTTGATATATCCAAAAGTTGTAGATTCTCTTATCCAACCATTAAGTAAAGTCGGTGTAATCCAACCTGGAGCGTCCTTGTCCGCTTTCTTATTCATCAGCACGGATATAGCGGTCGAATTCTGCTGTAAGTAATCGGTCAACTCGTTGAGAATCGCCTTTTCGTTAGCTGTGTACGATCCAGTGAATTGGACAATGGGCGACTTGTCTAGCATCAAGTAAGTTACGGAGTATGCTGCTGAAGGATCATAGTCACTTTCGATTAGCTGAGCCTTCTGATTCCCGTACTGGTTAACACTTGAGTAGACATGTGCTCGTGGCTCGATATACCCGTTATTATATAAGCACAATATTTTATCTACTTTAAAGCTAAAAGCAGAATTATTAGCTGTATCATTAAAATAATAAGCACCATATGATTTTAAATACCCAGGTTTGTTTGATTCCTTAACCACAATTCCCGTCCCAACCTCGATCTGGTTATAGCCTTCATTAAACGTGAGCACTCCTTCGGATACGATAGGCTCAAAGGTGGGCGTTGCAACCTGATATACGAGTTGATAAGGTGTCCACATCTCATTGTTGTTAGCTGGAACTGTCGGTACATTAGCACGTATCTGGTAGGACGCATCATAAATATCATAGATACGCGATATTGGATACCACGTCTTTTCACCAGTTCCATTATACTGATCAAGCCTTGCGCCGCTATACGGTTGCATCTTCCAACCCATAAAATAGGCTTTAATCTCGTCAGGTTTTGGCGTGTATGAGGCACCCCATCCGCTGTCGGCATTTGGGATTGCGACATACAATACATTATTCCAAAGTTGATAACTAGTCGTAGTCCATGTAGAGCCGTTGCCCGTGGAGTAAGACAGCGGCACTCCCCTGAAGTCAGTTAATAAAGAGCGTTCTTTCATATAAGCATCATTTGGCACTCCTCCCGGAATAATATCGAGAACTCTCACTATTTTATGGTCTGCAAAGGAATTACTTGAAATCTCCCATCCGTAAGACGTATCTAACACAACCTTCTTCCACTTCGTCATCTTGAAAAATTGTCCATCTTTCTCGAACACTTCGTCAGCAAACGTACCTGTTACCGGATTGGAGTATAAGTCCGTTTGCAATGCGAGCATAGAGTCTTCACGAGGCTTGAACAGTTTTGCTTCCGAGCCAAGTGTAAGCATCGGGTTTTTAAATGAGTAAGATCCGTTAATTGCTGTGCCATAGACATTAGATAAATATACTCGGACGGTAGTTTCATTTATATTAGTAAAAGTTGCCGATTGCTCCGACGTATTATCTAGTATGATTGTTTCTCTGACGAGATCCGTTACCGATAAAAAACCGTTATGTTCTGCACTAAATGTGTACCTCGTATTGGCTAGCAATTTCAGATCAATGTAATAAAACGCCCTTTGGGAGTTAGTCACTTTAAAGTTAGCTGCATAAGGACCGGTGAGTGAGCCTTCTGTGATACCTATTGGTGTCCACTCGTAAAATGGTGGTAGCAGGTTCTCCCCGTACCGAATTGCATATGGGTTTCGTACAGGTTGAACGCTTTCAATGTATGGATATTTGGCGGCCAGTTGGTCGTCGGTTAATCCGAGATCATCAGCTGCCACTTTGTAAAGCGCAGGCTGCGAGTATACGGACGTTTTGTTCAGTGCGTCCTCTTTGGTTGGATACCAAGTCGTAAGCCTAAAAGTCATATCACCCAGGTTATCAAATATCTCTTGAGTTACCGTAAAACTATGATACACGTCGTACGTTTTGCCTGGTGTTGGGTTATCTTGCTTCGCCTGCCCGTAGATGATCTGAGCTACAGAACTGTAGAGGTATGTTGAAACCGCATTACATGCTTCTTTTGCCTGCGCCTTCGTCCGAATAAACAACTTATCCCCGACCTGGATCGAGGAAGAAGAGACGATTTTAGTGATTAGCTGCGGGTTAATCCCTGACCCGTCACCGATGAACGTAACCATATTATCGCTTACTGTAATCGGTGTTTTTGTTGCCCATGAGCGCCAGCCTGCCGTTGAGTTAAATGCTCCGTTGTATCCGAGCAAGTTAACCAACGTTCGCCCCTTAATCCCACTTAACTTAAAAGGCGCACTTCGCTCCGCATTCACAATCTGAAGCCCAGGCTGAAGTACGACCTCCCTGCGCTCTTCCGTATCAAGGCGCTTTTCTAGTGCCGCAACGCCATCACTTGTTTCACCCGCGAACCGATCTACAGCATCTGCATTCTGGTCTATATACTTCTCCAAATCAAAATACGTCGTTGACGGCGAGGTTCGGTCAATTTTATTCAACCCGAGATTCGGTGTAACCGGATTCGTCATTTATGCTCCTCCTCCCAACAATCTGTCTTGTGTTGTTGCTGATACTTCATCAAATGTCATGGCCTCCACTTCGGCTATCGTGAGATAACGAAGGGAGTAATCGATAGCTATATGTGCTGGCTTGATCTCCTCAATGGCAGATTTCAGATCCCCCAAATTGGGGGGAATACCCAGCGTATCGCGAAAATGTATCGTCACTCTATACTCTGCCGGCTGAACGGACACCTCAATGTTGCCTCTATCGTAGGCTTGCGCTACGTTTTTGAGCATGCTGGCAGAAACCCTTCCGCTGCCTCGCATTTTCGAGATGATAACTGAACGCCGCTGCTCGATCGGCTTGGATAGATTCACTGGGATATTCAGATCCTGCTCATACAGAGACAGCGTCCATGTAGCGGTTTCGGGATAATACTGATTCAATTGATCATCCATTTCCTGCGTGAGCTTATCCAGTTCAGGCCCTTCGGCATCTGCAATAGCTTTCATTTCTCTAATGTCATGATAAAAGGACGGCAGGTAACCTAGCCAAGCTTCAGCTTTACTCATCGGACCGTCACCGTCCCTAGGACAGCCACCGCTTCAGGTGCGATCGGAATGCTGTCCGTACCGCCGTTCACGGTCAGTACCTCGTAGTCGATAACTGCTGAAATATCCAAGATCACGTTGGCAATCCGGTTATACCGAACCAATGGGTCGGACATAGCAAGGTCTTTGAGATACTGGCGAACACCTTGCTCAATGGAATCCTGCACACCATCTATCCCGGCTCCTTCCAGCAGTGTAACCTGTACCTCAATATTTACAGGGACTTCAACCGCCCCCACCACGGTTACAACCGAGCCTACTGGAGCAGTTCCTTCCCCCATGCCATCCATGGTTGGATCGATATACTGCTGCACCGATTCCACTACAGAAGGCGTAGGCGATCGCATCTCATTGTCTAGCAGTACGACCTTCACCGTTCCCGGACCATCCCATAACGGAAAAGCCTTGGCCTTGCCAACCCCCGTTTTTCCCCTGGCCCATAGCTCATATTGATTTCGGTTCGCACTGGTCACAGGGCGGGAGATTTTCTCCCGATAACGCTCATATAACACTTCATCCGATTCGGTATCTTCTCCGGGTACCCAGAGCTCCATCAGTTCCGCCTTAACTAACCCTTCGACGTATTCCAATGGAAGCAGTGAACCAAATCGGCGATTCCCTTCTTTCCCGTTTGTCTCACATTCCAGAACATATTGCCCTGTATCCAGCCGGGTAATCACTTTGTAATTTAACGAATCCAATGAAAAACGGCTTCCCAAAGGAACATCCACGGGAGAGCCGTTACTACCTGAGAAATGTCCCAGAAGCTGCGCTTTTGTTGCCTTCTTTCGGATCAATCCCGACCAGGCAATACTTCGATCCAAAAATTCGCCAGTCGCTGTAGCGGCAAACTTCAGGTTCATGGAATACTGCATTTCCACGTATATTTGGGCAAGTTCAGCTGCAGAGGGTGCCAGCGCATCATAGATAATACTGCCTTCCCTTTTATCCATGCCATCCGGTACTCTGCCCAGCATTCGATCCAGAATCAACTCATACGTTTGTTCCTCAACCATCCTTCCTCACCTCCTCTGTCATATGGAAAGCCCCATATATGCTTCGAACTATATATTCCGCTAAAGCCTGTTCGCCTTTAAAAGTAATCTTCATGTCATCTACCGATAAAATGCGGTCATCCTGCAGCAGTGCTTCCTTGATGTGCCGCTCAATTTCAGCATAGGCCCATAGCGGGTCCCGCCCGATGACAGACTCCAGCTCTTGGCCATAGTTGCTGCTGTAGATCAGATGCTCAAAACGGCGAGTCTGAAGTATTTTTACAACAGCCTGTTTAACCGCCTCCAGACCATCAATGTAGCCAGCTATCGTTTTTTCTTTCAGATTTAATTCATACGTCAAACTAGGCTGCTCCAGAGTCTCTATTATCTGACTGTCCGGTTGAAGCGTTCCACCTTGCGGGATCATGATGGCTTCACCAACCGATCCAGTATGAGATACGTCTGACCGCCCTGGTAACGAAGGAGCAGCACCGTATCTCCTGCCTTAAGTCCCTTTCGGATTACATACTCTACACCCTCAATGTACAGCTTGTATTCTGTCAACATTTCCCCCATAACTAAAAAATCCTCCGTAAGGCTAAAACGCTGATCCACGTTCACCTCAAGAGGATTTACAGATATGACTGTGCCATACAGCACCGCCATGGGGTTCGTGCTTCCTACGGCGCTGAGACTGGCTTTTTTGATAATATCTAACATCACTGCTTACACCACCTTCATATTCAGCGACATCGTATGCGTACCGTTTGAAAATTTATGCGTGCACTCATCGATGAGATATGGCTTCAAACCTTCTTCGGGAAGATTCACATAGATCGTATTTCCGGCACGAACGCGTAAATCCCCGATGGCATCTATCGACAGCGTCTTCTGCTCCCTGTTCTTCAGCTCCAGCAAGTTCTGCGCTAATTGCTTCAATTGAGCGGGATTCATGTTCTCGTCAGCGACCTCATACAGCTGGAGGAGCCCCCACTGGGCGATGTTCTGCCCATGCTGATATAAATAGACGTCCCTCTTTCCTGTTTCCTTGTTGTCCCGCACGACTTTGATGCGGTTGTACGTCTCGTTGTCGATGCTTTTTTTATAAGAAAAATCCGTCATGAGGCTGTCTTCTCCTACCGCGAGCTTAAGCAGCATGTCATTGATGTTGGTTAACCTCAACTCACCGAAATGGTCGTAAAACATATAGTACTGCTTGGTCGCGATCAGTGTAGAATCCAAAGCCTTGCAAATAATATCGATCAGCTTCTTGTCTGCTTCTAGCATGGCAGGGATGGTATGACCGGTATTGGCCAGCGTCCCGGTCTTCAGATTGAAGTCCTTGGCAATCTTCTGGATGATATCCTCCACCTTGGCATTCGTGAACCGATAGGTATCGTTGCTGGACAGATAGCGCAGCTGGTCATAAGCCATTAATTTAACCTGGGCGTCCATGCCCCACTCCTTGGAAAAAATATAGCCGTAAAACAGATCCTTATTATCCTTGCGAAAGCGCACAATGTCGCCATTTTCCACTTCGAATTCCTTGCTCTGCGCAAGACCATCATTAACGTAGTTAATATCCAGACTTGCCGGCTTTGCCTGGCGGCTTGTTTTCCACGTGATGTCGGTTACAATCTGTCCTAGATCCCATACACTTCCGTTCTTGCGATCAATCATCAGTTCGATCATGGTTCCACCTCTTTAAGGAATCTTGAGAACCCGGCCAACGGCCAGCTTTCGGACCTCATGGTCCTTGATTCCATTCAGTTTTTGGATCTCAGTATGACGCGAACCGTTTCCTAGCAGCTTTTGAGCAATGCTCCACAGGGTATCACCTTTGGCAATCGTATAGGAGGTCGGCTTCTTCCGGTCATCCGGCCTGTCTTTGGACTTTACCGCAGCGGCCTTTTCGTCCTTAACTGGCACTACCTTTCGTGCACCATAGAACACATAGCGTTTAAGTGTGATCGAGAACTCGATATCCTCTGGCGATCCCGGCATCGTATTCCAGTTGAAGCTTTCAATGGAGGCCGCCATATTGATCCCAAAAGACTTCACAGATTCTGCTCCATTTTGGCCGTCTGTACCACTCATCGGATCGGGAACTAGCCCCGTCATCACAAAACGCACAGGTCTCCGGCTCTCCATCCAACCTTTAATGGTATTTACATAATCAATCGGCAGCTTCAACTCTCCATCTGAGCCTAGATGCACAAATGGATATACCCTGCCTGGGAAAAAGCTCTCAAACGAGATCTCCGTCAGCTTGGGATGCAGGATCGCATTCACTTCGCCAAGCCCCGCTACCGTATAAGATTTGCCCTCACCGCTATCCTTGACGTCAATACGCTCAGGGTTCACTGGAAATCGAAAGACCTCCTCCTGGTTATTGAAGCTCAGAAAAAATCCATAATCACTCATGCTACAGATACACCCCCTCGGCACTGGACACAAACTGCTCCTCCAGCGTTCGGTTAATTCTCGACATGATCGTATCCAGGTCAGCCCCGGAATTAATATCTCCTGTTGTCATCTGAACGGTTGGCGTTAAGGTGATCATATTGCTAATCGCATTCACTTCCGCCAAGTCGCGCATAACCTTCAGATCCTCGCTCGCCACGTCTACCGAGTTATCCACTTTGCCAATGGAATCGATGCTGCCGCCCGCAGGGGCTACCGGAATTGGAGCTGTTGGCATTGTGGACACTGGTGGGGTTGAGGGTGTTTTTGGGTAGGTAACATCGTGTCCGGTTTTGCCGTTGTTAAACTCCTTCAGCAAGTCCTCGTTAGCGCCTGTGTCGATTTCGGGCATAAACTTTTTCTTCATCTCATCCATTGAAAAGTTTTCGATCGCTTCTTGGCCAACCTTCTTAGCCCCCGAATAATCGGCTTGGTACTCTATTAATGCAATCTGCTTCGCATCAACGCCCAGGAGACCTGCAAAAAATCCGCTGACTTTATTGATTGCATTCAATATGCCATTAATGATATTTATGACTGTATTGACCGTATTCTGCGCCACGTCCACGATAAAGCCAAACGCATTGCTGAATGCTTGCTTCAGTCCTTGACTGGCCGACATTAAAGTTAAAATAACGGTAACGATCACAATGATCAACGAAATGATCCTCATAAACGGATTCGCATTCATCACAGCCCACAATCCTTTAAATGCTGTAGACAGGAACTGAACTCCAGTTGAGAATAGCAACGAGATTACTTTTCCAATTGCGAAAATGCTGAGCAACAGTAAAATGCCTCCGATTAACGGAAACAGCACAAATCCAACGGATGAAATCGCATTCTTTACAAACTCCCATGCTGGGGGCACAATCTCTGCAATCCATAAAAATAACTGGGCTACAAAAGATAAACCCATGGTAATAATTTGAATGAACAAATCAAAGGTCCCTGTCTCAAAAGCAGAATTAAGCATATCCAGTATGGGCGTAAGTGAAGCGAGTGCTCCACTCCCCATCTCGGCAAAAGAGCCATTAACATGTCCAATAAGCTCCTGCCATTTGTTTACCGGAGTATCCAGCATGGTGTTTAGACCTTCTTGAGTCATTCCTGATTTCTGAAGAAGCTGATCCATGGAACCCAAGAATGATTCGAAGTTGCCTTGGGATGCCTGGATTTCACTATTAAATGCATCCATTTGAATATCAGGGATATTGAAATCCTTCGCCAGGCTGTCTGTGTCACCCCTCATAGCACTCATAATGGCCGCTGTTGCATCAGAAGTGCTTTTTCCGTCCGGTGACAATTTGCTTAGGCGTGCTGCAAAGTTATTGAGCTCAGCTATCTGATCAGAGTTTTTTGTCATCGACATAAAGGTTAAAGCATTCTGCATTGTTTCTTTAACATCCATGCCCGCGTTGAGCGCATCCTGTCTAAACTTCTCAAACATGGCGGCGCCCACCTCAGGATTGCCTACTCTAACTTTCATCAAATCTTTGAGAGATTCTTCTTCAGCTGCTGGCACAATTGTCATTTTCGCAACAAATTCCAGCGTACTTTGTAACTTCTTCAGCCCGGCAAACACTTTGCTTAAATGGTTTGCCTCCTGAGTACCTTCTTGAATGGTTTCATTCAAATTTTGCTGCTCAGCCGCAGCGTTTTGAATCTCAATACTCGTGTTATTAATATGATTCTGCATCATCACAACCTGCACGTTGACCTGGTTAAAATTATTCAAAATCTTTGTAAACCCTGATAGGGCCGGTGCTAGGTTAGGTTCAAACACTACAGGCTGAACCATAGTTTGACTTGGGACTAGTGCTACAGCATTTCCTATTTCCGCCATTCCTTCACCCCCTTCTTCTACAACCTATCACCGCTTCCGTACCCGCTCACGCTTCTCCTTCTCCACCCGCATTGAGATCATGGCATAGATGGCGGCCCGTTCCCGGGCCGACATCGCCATAAGTTGGTGAGGAAGAATGTGCAATTCGTGGAGGGCATAGTACGCATAGTTCGCGTCACCATCGCCCTCTTTGATTAGTTTTTTACTTCATCCACCAGCTCGTTCATATCCCGGTCAAAACCGTTAAGGGCTTGCACCTGCTCGCCAAGTGCGGCGAACTCGCCAGGCAGCAGCATTTTGCGGAGCAGAGACTCTGCACCGAGTACGCCGTAGGATTTTTGCAGCTCGCTATTTTTCAAATCCGGGAAGATGACACTTGATACCATCAGCTTCGCCATATAGTCATTCGGGTCAATTTCTGGCGTGAATACGCCATTCTTGCCCTTGACCTTGCGGGTAGCCGCTTTGCGGCATTCCTGGTTCTCCTCCTCCGTGATGCTTCGCAGCTTCCAAGGCACAGGCCTTCCATCAGCATCCTTAAAACGAACAGAGACCACGAATTCCTCCGTGATCTCCGCAGATGACTGTCCAGCAAAAAACATACTAAAATCACTCATATTCCTTCCTCCTCATATATGTTAAGTATTAGGCCAATGGGGTAAACGGTGTCTCAATCCGCACATTCTCAAACGTGAAGGCTACTTCTTCCTCCAGCGCCTCCGCTTCGGTGTCGAGGGAAGCCATGATCACACTATCCAGATTGACCCCTTCCAAAATCACCGTCTGACGTCCCGTGGCTGAACCCGGATCCTCATTGCGCACCTCAATCATGAAGTAGACGTCTTTGCCTGTCTGAATGTATTCCATCATCAACTCGCGGAAGAGCGTGGTTACATAGTAAATGGTCATCGTGCCGCTGCCCTTCCAACCAATAGCTTTATGCTGTACAGCGCGTTGACCCATCGTTTTCAGCTCTGCTTTTTCTTTTTCCACCGTGGCTTCCAGTGTTTTAATGTAGAACATTTCCTCCATACGGTCGCCAATCTTGACGAACGCCTTACCCTCTTGTCCGGAAATCGTGTCATTTGCCCGCAAAAATGCCATCTTAGACCACCTTCACTTTCATGTATACTTTTTCAATTGCATCCACTGGCTGTACCTTAATATCCACAAACAGCACATCGCCTTCTGTACCCGGCGTTACCACAATATCTCCGTTTGCATCGAAGTTTTGAATCGCCCCAATGTTCTGCAGAGATGCAAAATACGCCGCACATTCTGCCCAGAATAGCGTCCGGCCATCTACATTGTTATCTACCTTACCGATGTATGACTTCTCAAAAATCAGCTTCAAATCATTGGCGATACCATCCAGCACGCGAACCACACGGTTTTTGGAAAAATGCCGAGCTTTGGCTGGCTCAATCGAGGTAAAGCTATTAATATCTTGCTCCACCACCGCCTTGCCTCCACTGTAGTTGAACAGAAACTCGCCTTTCGTGAGTGCCTCTTCAATCTCGGTGTGGCCCAGGCGAACATCGGTATCCACCGCTTCATCGTAAGCCGCATACGTAAGAGATTCATTAACGGCCGCCGCAGCCGTAGCCCCGGTTACCCACGCAACTGCCTTCACTTTGTCCAAAACGGTGCCATCGGTGAGAACAACGCCATTTTTCACACTGATGACTCCTTCATAATCCGCAGCAGAATAATCAGCCAGCACAGTTTGGACCTTCTTGCCCTCCTGCTCACGAAGTCGCTTGACGAATGCGGTATACAGAGACTTGAGCGTTGGATCAGCTGACAACAGACCTACGGTCTGGAAATCCTGAACCTCAAGCGCAGAAAGGAAATCTACATGCTCTTGGTTCGTTACAGTGCCATTGGCACCGCCTGTCAGAGCGAATCCTGCTGTTGCTGCTAAATCACCGGTATCCGGTGCAAATGTCACGTACAGATTCGCTTCCAGTTCTGCTGCGCTACCTACAAGCTGCTTGTCTACAGCTTTGCCGCTCAGCAGGGTACTGACCACGAATTTACCGGGATCATCCACCGCGTTCTCAACAACGATCTGGAGATTGTTACCGCGTTCGCCGCCATAAAGAGCAGTTACTTTCAGTCCGGCAACAGAACCTGCGGCTTGGGTGCCGCTATTTAAGCGATACAGTAGTAGTGTTCCTGCACGCTTAAGCACTTCTTTTACTGCGAGCAGTTTTGGCGATGTGACATCATAACCCAGCACCTCAACCAGATTGGTGCCTGGTTTGATCGTCAGAATTTTATTCGGCTCGCCCCATGGAAGGGATAAACCCAGCGCTGCAGTCCCCCTTTCACCTACGCGCCCGATGGGCTGCTCTTGCGATGAGATTTGGGTGTATACCCCTGGTCTTACTTTATTG